TGTCAACGTTAATAGGTGTTATTATAAACCCCATTCCACAGTTTTCACACTTCATTTTTTTTTCTCCTCAATTTCATAGAAGAACTTGTCGGTATCTTCTGTCCGCCATGCTCTACTATCTTCAACATTCCATTCATTCGTTTGCACTTTCCAGTCAGGAGTCTCATCTTTCACGGTGAAAGATGGTATATCCCAGATACATCTATTGTTGGGTTGTGCAGCAAAATTGCCATCATCTAAGGCAATTATGTGAGCGCACTTATGTTCGTGCGGGATCTCCGAATGATCAGTGTCAAGTATGTTACTCTCTGGATGAGCAAAGTCAACCGTAAATAAATATTTTCCTGGATGCCATTTCTTATCTTTTCCTATGTATTTACCAGCTTGTCCGTCTAAGATATCCCAACGATGGACAGAAGGATAATAAGAAAAACAATTCCAGAGCTGTAATTCATCAAGTCGTCTTGTGGGCACTCCGGATGGTTTAAATCCCTTTTGAATAAACGCGCTAATTGGTAAGCGATAAAATATTGCACCATTTTCCATAATAGCATGAAAAAGTATAGCCCTTCCAGTAAGCGCTGATAGACCAAAGATAATACAGTCTTCAACTTCGCCATGATGTTTTCGTAAGTCATAAAGATACTCCCTTTTTATTTGAGCATAGGTTGGTGGTATGTTTGCATTTAAGTAAGCCATGTTTTAATATTATCATCAAAGTCTCTGTAGTCTATTGTAATTTCGTCACCTATTTTTATATCTTTCAAAGCTATGCCATCATCATTTACACTAGGATTATTACTGTGATTTAAATATTTTTCATTGTCTAAACCTAACACTAAAATACCAGAACCTAATTTTCTTTCGTGCGCATGCGTATCTATTAATTTTGCTAAAGCTAAAGGAATTGAGGGTAATTTATTTTTGTTAAATTCCATTTCAAATTCAGGTCTCTCTTCTTTTATTTTTCTTCCTTTATTTATATTTTCTTTTGAAAATACTCCTACTCCATGTATCTCACTTCTGTCTAAATAAGTATCTATCAAAAACATTATTTAATACTACCCCAATTAGGACCAGCTTCGTAATCTACTTTATTTGGTATCTTCAAGTCAACTGCATTTTCCATCACATCTTTTATTTTAGCTGCTTCTAAATCATTAATGACAGATATATCTAACTCATCGTGTACCTGTATGTGTGGTGTGATACCTTCTTTGTACAATTCTAACATAGCTTTCTTGGTCATGTCAGCTGCTGATCCTTGTATAAGTTTGTTCAAAGCTTTGTAGGTAAATGCTCGACGTGTTGGATTGTTATGCCAGTAATTTTTTTTAGGATTACCATCTTTGTCTTTTAATATTTCGTCCTCATCATCTTTTAAATACGGTCCCATCTTTTGTAAATCCTCCATACGTTCTTCATCCTCGGGCGGTATGTATTTACCCCAGTCACTACCACGTAGTATAGGTTCGTATTTAGGAAATCTACATCGTCTACCTAACAAAGTTTTAATCTGTCCTTTTTTAGCACCGGCTTTCATAACTTCATTCATTAATTGTTTTACAAATGGAACTTTTGAGTGATACTTTTCAAATAATTCTTCAGCTTTAAATTTAGATACACCCAACTCTGCTTGTAATTTAGCTTTACCCATACCATAAAATAAACCAAGATTAATTACTTTAGCTTGTGATCTTGGTATCTCTGCCATCTCTGCTACTATTTTGTGAAAGTCTGTTGACGAATCTGTGTCATATGAATCTGCAATTGTATTTACAGATGGTAAACCATAACGTAATGCATAGTGTGCAACAAGTCTTGGTTCCTGTTGCGAGTAGTCAAAACAACCCCACTTACATCCTTGTTCAGGTATAAACAATGATCTTATCATTGGACCCAACACAGGATCACGTGCAGGTATTTGTTGTAGGTTCGGATTAGCATAACTAAATCTACCTGTGATAGTTCCTCCATCATCAGATCTAATTTGATTTATCTCTGCATGGATTCTACCTTTGTGTTCATGTTTTAATATTGTATCAATAAACGTTGTATTTATTTTATTAATCTTTCTTGCTTCAGCTATCTTTTGTATGATAGGATGCTCGTGATTTGAAAGGAAATTTTTAGTAAATGATGGTTCACCGGATTTCGCAGTACGCTCGTAAGATAGGTTTAGCTTTTGAAAAACTTTTTCAATCGACCTTGCTGCCCATATTTGAGTGTCTATTTGTGTTTCTTTTTGAACTTCTCGCAATAACAACTGCTCTTGTCCTATCAATTCCTTACGCAACTCGTAAGCTCGTTGAGTATCTACGCGAACGCCTAGGTAACGCATATCAACAAGACAAGGAAAAAGATCCGTTTCAAGATTAAAAATTTCTTCTAAATCATTTTCAATTAATAATTTTTTTACATGTTGCCAAAGTTTAAAAGTTAACTCTGCATCTTTTTCAGCGTATGCTCCAACCTCGTGTGCAGGTAGTCTCCACATGTCAGCTTTTGCATCTAACCCTCTTGACTTAGCAGCTTCGTTTAGTGCTCGTTCATTTTTACCTTCATTTAAAAAATGCCACGACAAAGTATTTAATGTGTATGAAAATCTGTTTTCATCTAATAGTGAACATGCAATCATTGTATCTACTATTAAACCATTGATATTTAAACCTAAATTACGTATCCAACATACGTCATACATGGCGTTATGAAATATTTTTGTAGCTGAACAATCAAGAATATCTTTAAACCACTCTAAAGTTTTGTCTCTGTTCATATTGGGTCCTTCTTGGTGAGCAATAGGAAAATACCATTTATCATTATATGTAGCCACAGCTATACCAACGACTTCACCATTACCAATAACTGCACCAGATCCTTTTGATTTTAAATCTGGATCTCTTGTTTCTAAGTCTATTGCAATCTCATCGTAAGATCTAAGATCAGGATACTCTGTGGGTTGAACCCATTCTGTTTGTGGCAGTATCATTTTTTTCTCATGTCATCTATTTTTTTTAATTCTAACTGGCAGTAGTGTATTATCTTTTTAATATCTTCCGCGCCTCCCTTTCTTTGATATCTGCAAACGTATTTAATTACATTGCCTTGAAAGAATGATAAATCGTTTTTTGAAATAAACTCATAAGGTTGAATAGGAAACTTAGTATAGTGATTCCCGCCGACCTGAGTATATTGAGGAAACGCTTCATCAAATATATTTTTATCCGTCATAGTTGATACTCCCTTAATTTCTTTTTAGCTCTCAGTTTATATAGATTATTTCTTGCTCTCGTAACTCCAACATACCATACTCTATGCTCTTCATCTTGTTTGTCAACACTTGATTTAATTCCCTGTTGTACGGTACGTCCCTGGTGCAAAGATAAAATTACATTATCCTCTTCACCACCTTTTATTGCATGTATGGTTGATAACCATATCCTTGCTTTTTCTTTTAAATTTTCTTTTGATGCAATTAAATTTCTTAAATATAAAATTTCTTTTTGATCTGCTACAAACTTATCATACCATGGAACTTTAGGATCCCAGTTACCTGTAGGTATAAATTCTTTTACAGCGCTTATTTCTTTTTCATCTAATATTTCATCCATCGTCCATTTAGTATAGGCCACTGCAGCTTCGTACATACCAACTCTAAAACTTTTACCTTTGTTACTTTGATAATAAAAATTTTTACGTTTTAAATCTTTCATGATATCTAACAGATTGCTTTTAGTTCTTGTAAGTATCAGCCACTTACCTTTTGTTAAATCAACCTGGTTAAGATCAGATATATAGTGTGATTCACCTTCATAGTCTCTTGGATAATATTTTTTTAGTTTTCTAATTCCAATGATATTATTAATAGGTCTTGTTGATTCCTCTTGAACAGCTTTTGATATACGTCTTGATCTTCTTAATACAATCTCTCTCGCAGGTTCTTTTACAAATCTTTTGACATCAGCTCCGGCCCACGCATAAATAGCCTGATCGTCATCACCAGCTAGATACATTTGTTCACAATGATATTTTAATTTATCATACAATTGCCATTGCAATGGTGATAAGTCTTGTGCCTCATCAATAAATATAGCTCTAAATACCGGTATTTTATCAGAGTTTAATACTGCTTTTACAATGTCGTTAAAATCAAAAAGATTATTTTTTTCTTTGTATACCTGAAGATTTTTATAAATGTGATTTAGTGTATCAAAGTCATTAACTTGTTTTTTATCATGTTCGTTTAAATCAAACTCTTGTCTAATAGTTATGTCTTTGTTTATTGATCTTTGTATCATTTGAAAATATGGATTGTTGCAAGTTAAGAAATGTGTTTCTTCTTCGTTGTACTTATCTGAAAATGAGACTCTTATATTTAATTTTTTACCAAGGTCTTCGTAATGATACGGCTGCATAATATCTTCTTCATTTAATCCAAGTAAATGATAACAGAATGCGTGTATTGTCTGAAAGTATGGCACTTCTTTTTCAGATACATTAATTCTTTTACGTGCTTCCTCTGCAGCTTTTCTAGTAAATGCAAAGTAACCTATCTTATGTAAAGGCACACCAATACGCTCGTATGCTTTTACACGTCTAATTAATCTAAACGTTTTACCTGTACCAGGTGGTCCGTAGATTTTATTGATCTTTTCCATTGGCTCTCTTAAACCCATCTTTGAGTGATCCAGTCCAGCCAAATGATCCATAATGTGTTGTTTGTCCATCAACTACTCCGTAAAATTTAAAACCTGATTTTCTAATTAAGTTACAAAAATTAACATCTTCACCCCACCATGTTCCGTCTTTACCAAAACTAGTATCCCAAAAATTATAAAAATATGAATTTGCTTTTTCAGATATTATTTCTTTTTGTTTTATTTTAAGGTGTGGATTATCTTTCATTAACTTTTCGTAAACCCTTCTATGAATTAATGTTAGACCTGCAGGTCCTACTTTTAATTCTACAATACCCTTTTCATCTATTTCAATATTGTTTGGATTATCAAACTCCACAGAAAATTTAACTACATTATCTTGTGTTTTTTTTCTGTATGGTACACAAATTGCGTCTTTGTTAGCTAATATCATACGACCTACAACATCAGGTTCAAACTCCATGTCCGCGTCTACAAATAATTGATAGTCAAACCCTGACTCTAAAAACATTGCAGTCAACACGTTTCTTCCATAACCAACGTAAGGACATTTAAATGTTCCTATCTCTGCTGGCATTTTAGCAATCGTAAATTTATTAAATAATTTTACCAACGACAAACAAGTTGACACGTGCATCAAATCATATGTTGGCATAGATATATAAATTTTAGGTGGTTTCGTCATACTATATTCTCCTTATCTTCTATTTCTATTATTTCTTCTGGTATCTCTTCTTTTTCTAAACCTTCTTTGGGAAGTTTTAAAACTCGTAATGGTGGAAATGATTCTTCGTTATCACCTTTTGGAAATCTTTTTTGACAATCAAACTCACCTTTAAAATATTGTTTAACCATTGTAGCTGTTCTTGCTCGCTCTTGATTCCAATCTCCACGTTTTAATTCATCGTAAAACTTATCGTACACAAAATAAAAATGTTGATCTTCGTGTAATACAGATCCACTTTTAAACGCTGCATACGAGCTAGCTTTTGGTCCATTAACATATACAAATAATTCTTTCTTTAACATATCTACAGGGTTTGTACCTGCAGGTGGTTGAATTGTTTCCATGGTTGCCCATAGTCCATTTAATATATTTTGATATTCTTTTTCTTTTATACTTGGTGGATACGTTGTCGTATGATCTGCAATCAAACTACGCATTTGTTTCATCTCATTAAATTGTTTGATGCTACGTGCATGCACTTGTACAATTTTATCTGCAGCAACTTCTACATTAAAAAAATACTCGTGATCAGGTTTGTACATGATTCTAATTAAACCTGATACTGATGGCCACTGCGAATCAAAGTGACCACCAATACCAAATTTTCTTTTTAGACATGTGCCCCTCGCACAATATGATGATATAGGTAAATCATTACATTTAAAACCTGCTGTATCTTTTTTCCAATACTTAATCTTTTCTTCTACTTTGCCATCACCCCATATCTCATCGTATAAGATATAGTTTCTAGCTGCTTCTAATACTTTCTTTTCCCAGTTTTCACTAAATTTTTTTTTAGCAAACACCATGTAATTATATAAAAATCTATCTCTTTCATCTTTTAGTTTGATTCCTGATTCCTGTATCTCTTTGCAGATCATCTGTAAACATGGAGGACCATCAGCAAACTCTTCAGGTCCACCGGTCAACACCTCTTTTATTTTTTTATTACTAACTTCTTGTAAACTTTCTTTTGTTTGTAGATTAGCTTCGATTACTTTTAAAAAATAATCTAAATCCATTTTACTTCCATCAGGTCTGTACGCTCTTCTTTCGTTACCATTAAAATATGGAAGATTAATAAAACTACCAGACGTTCTCTCACCGTTTTGATTTTTACCAAGTGCGGTTTGTTTTGGAAATATTTCAGTCTTAGATGGTAGACCAAATAAAAATAATAAGTTGGATAGGAATTCTCTAATTAAAGATGCGGGTACTTTTTCTTTTGTAAATACATAAATATGAAGTCCACCACTTTTAGATTCGATAGGAATCACAGGCAAATTTTTTTTATCAATAACTTTTAAATACTTTTGTAAATCAAATTTTTCATAATCATCAGGATCAACATCAATCGCACCAAAACTAGCCATACTCTCGTCATCACATGCTTGTAGTCCAATTGATTTCTGTCCTTTTAAATGATCTTCATAATCTTTATCTGTAATAGGTCGTTTAGCCCAACCATAATCACCTGGGTCAAATTTAAGTTTGTTTGTTTTAGGATCATGATATCCGTTCTTTACATTACAGAAACCAAAGTCTCTTTTTAATCCGCTAAAATATTTTTCAAAATCTTTCATAATTTAATCAGGGCGCTTCCACTCTCGCTTCGGCGCCCTTCTTGCAAGTGTACTCAACAAGTACTCGGTTATACAATGTCTCCAGTATTTTTAGGCGCATCGTATTTTGGTTTCGCTGCACCCTTAGATACAGTCTGTTGAAGTTGTTGTGCAACTTCATACAGTCCAGCATCTTCTTTATTACTGACATCAAGATTTCTAACTCTTGATGGTTTATAGACATGCCAGCTTTTACTACCTGCTGTCTTACCCACAGTTTTTAAATTGTAAACTGCTGAGTATGCAGCTGGGTTAAAAGAGCCATCTGCATCAGAGAATCTAAGATTCTTGATCAGATTGTTTAGCTCTCTTGCTGGTGTAAGATTAGAAGATCGCATAGCAATTACTGCCGGTCTAGGTTCGCCTTCGACCAATGCTAATACGTAGAAGTATGCAGTTTTCTCTACATAGTTTCCGTTAGGCAATCTATACCTACCGTTCTTCTCTTCCACAGCATCCGCTGGAATCTCTAAATGAGTTCCGACTGGAGCTGAAGCACTGTCGCCTCTCTCCTGCCATTCCGGATATCTAGTTTGAGAATGTGCGATGACCACGTTTAGTCCCTCGTTA